ATTTCGAACAATGGAAGGAATTGGAATTTTTGGAGAAGTACTTAAGGCAAATGGGTTTGTAGAATTCAAAATTGAAAAAAAGAGTAGTGGATGGGACATTACTTCTCCAATTGGCGTACCCTCTTTTGCACTATATTCTGGAACGGAAACAAAAGAAGAAAAGGAAATTATACGAAAAATTTTTAATGGAGAATGGCACACAGTTGGATTTCCTTCTCTTATTTTTGAAAAATTAAAGGATTACGAGTCTAATATGTATGGAGAAATCATCAAAGTATTAATGATTACTGCCTCTGGGTCTGAAGGAATTAATCTTAAAAATACGCGTTATGTACATATTATGGAACCATATTGGCATCCAGCTCGAACTGACCAAGTTATTGGTCGTGCACGAAGAATATGCAGTCATCAACAACTTCCACCAGAATTAAGAACTGTGGAGGTGTTTCTTTATATAATGATTTTTACAGAAGAACAAATAAAAAAAGATACCGCGGTTGAACTGCGAAAAAATGACACAAGCAAACGCGACCCACGCGTTTATTTAACAAGTGATGGAGCACTTTATGAGATAAATGTAATAAAATCTATTATGATTCGACAAGTTACACAGGTTATTAAAGAATCGGCAATTGATTGTGCTATCCATCCAAAAAGCGATGATATACAATGCATGAATTTTGGAACAAATCCATCAGGATTTGCAACGACTCCATCGTACAATAAAGATGTCGATGATAAAACAAGGAGATTAAACATGGAAACAAAGAAATGGCAGGCAACAGAATGGTCTGAAAAGGGTATTCTTTATGCTGTAAACGAAGAAACAGGAATTGTTTATGACCATTCTGAATACGAAAAAAATAATTTAATTCCCGTCGGGGTTTTGCGAAATGGAAGAATTTTGTTGGATTAATTGTGTTGTCATTAACAACATTTTTTTAACTTCCATTAATTCTTGTTTAATAAAGGTAAGTTCCATCATGAGTGTTTCCATTGAAATAGGTGGTATTTCTATTTCAATTTTAGAAGGGTTTAATTTTGCGGTTTCCATATCATTTACTAGTTGCAAGTAATATAGCAAGAAAATTTTATTTGTCTCTAATAAAGATTTTGAGTCATCTGTGTAAAATTGTTTCATCAGTTCTTCAATTTGTTCAGGTGTCATTTTTCCAGGCAAGTCTTCAATAAGTTCGATTAATAAATCCTTGTTTTCTTTGGAAAGAAACATTGTATTAGAATAAAAAATATATTTAAATTATTTGAAACAGCGAAATAACTTTATGCCTCTATTAAAAGGACTTCATCAACTGTTTTTGGGGTATAATTTTCTTTTATAAAATCTGATATATGTCTCTTAAATTTTTTGCTCATAAAAACCTTGCTACTCGGAGGATTTTGTTGAAGTTTCAAAGGATTATCTAAAAAGCTATTGATGTGTTGAACATACTTTTTTTTGTACCAAGTTTTTTTGTATAGTGCAGAGTTGATGCTGCCGCATATCTTCGCATTGCACTTAAATTTATATCATTTTGTTGAAACAATCTTAACCTGTTGTATTCATATATGTTAAATACACCTCTTACTACATTTAATACATCTTCATCCTCAAAAATGTATTCATCTTGTAAAGGAACTAATAAAATTTGACCATTTAATAAAAATTCTGTTAAATGTAAATTACATATACTTGCAGGAAGATTTCTAATTGGATTTCTACCTAAATTCAAGTGTGTCAAATTTTCCAATCTTCCAATTGATTCGGGAATTGTTGTGAGACGGTTTCTACCTAAATTCAAGTGTGTCAAATTTTCCAATCTTCCAATTGATTCAGAGATACTTGTAAGTTCATTACCATATAAATTTAAATAAGTCAAATTTATTAAAAAACGAATATCCTCTATCTCAAGAAAACTTGTTAAATGATTTTCTCCCAAATCCAAATATGTAAAATCCTCGAGTGGTATATATTCATCGGCCTTCATCATGATATTGGTATTATCATCAGGGTTATTAATGATACAAGGTACATTAAATGATATATCCGTATCTTCACCTTCTTCATTGGCATATAATTCCATTTCCAACCTCATACTATGGATATAGATTTTAAATTTCATTAAAATACCCCTTCGCATCCTTTATCAGGAATCCTTTTAGTGCATTTTTACAGAATTGAGTCCGACCTTTTAAAAAATTGAAAAAAAATAATCCTGTAAAAAAAATGCACCGAAAACAAAACGCACGCAATGCAAACTTTGGCAAACTTGAGACTTTTAGCACAATTGTCGGGAGACTTTACAGATATGGAACGGATGAATATAGAAAAAGTATTGGACAATGATAACAAAAAGGCTGTGATGGAACTTGAACGGATAAACAAAATGCACGAATCAATGAGACGAAAACAGGAAGCTCTTAGAATAAAAGAAGAAAAACTGGAGGCTCGCAGATTAAAAGACTGTATCAAAAGAAGAATTATGCAAATGGAAAGAGCATGGCGTGTAGGCCATACTTTTAGTTGCGAAGAAAATAGACAAGACTATATAAACTCTACACATTATCGATTTGGGTTCCCGTTAGTTTTGAATTCAGAGGAAGAAAATCTCTTGTATGAGATGAGAGAAATAGCTATGGAAAATATACGATTGCGCGATGTTATGGCCAAGGAAGAAAGAGAAAAAAGAGATAGAATTAAATTCTTGGAGAAAAAACCAAATGATGGCGTGAAAGAGTGTGGTATTTGTTATGAAACAAAAATGTGTATTTTGAATTATAAATGTACGCATTCATTTTGTGAAAAATGTTTACTTAAATGGTCAAAATGTTGTCCAATTTGTAGGTCGGAATAAATTAAGCTTCATTAAAATATCTTTTTCGCATTCTAAACACATGTTTATCAGGAATCCGTTTCGTATTTATTTCTTTGCTTGTAATCGTATCTTTTAACATATTAATAATAAAATATAATGCATACATTCCACATTCCGTAGATGTGTGTTGATGTGTTTTTTCGTTTTGTTCAAAACGTATGTTTAATGACATTTGTTTTCCTTGTATAATGACTCTATCCACAAAATGTTTTATTTCCTTTGGAATTTTATCTCCAGCACTATCAAAAAAGAATATTTCGTTTGTTTTTAAATTAATAAATAAAGAAATCCAATGTTCTCCGCTTTTATAGTGTGGGTCAGTATTAAAAACAATTCCAATTTTTTTGTACCCCTTTTTAATATAATCTTTTAATTGAAAATCACACATTTCTCTTTCTACACAAGGCTTTCCTTTTTCTCCATCAAAATCGATTGGATACGGACCCAAAAATTTAAAACATTTGTATGCTTTTTCGTATTGTTTTAATACACTCATTATGTCGACACTCGACAACCATTCATTTGGATTTTTATTCCACGATTTTGGATGTTTGGGTGCAAAAGACGATTTTAATTCACTATTTTGAAGAAAGGGTTGTTCTGTCCAGCAATTTTCAGTTTTACATACATGTTTCATTTTTTCATAAAGTTGCCTCCAAATATCTCGTGTCGTTGTGGCATGAATTTTGTTGGAAGAATAATTATTCCAAACATTACGAATGTGTAATAATTCAGAGTCTTTAAAACATGTACCACCATTTTTTTTACGCGTAGGGCTACAATTTGCATTTCCACCCTTCTTTTTTGTTCTCATATATTAATTAAATATTTAAATTGATACTATTTTTTTTACGCAATCCCTTTTTTTTAAATTTTATATCATTAATATCAACTACTTTTTGTTCAGGATAAATAATTGGTTCTACCGTTTTTATAAGAAATTTATCAAGTGTTTTTTGTTTTGACGGAATATGTTCTTTAAATTCCGAAATAGTTGTTTCTTTATATTCTTCTTTTACACATTCTTGTTTAAAAACTTCATTTGTATCTATTATTTTAAAATTTTGAATAGATGTTTTGACAAATTCATCAAAAGCAGTAAATACATCAAACGAAATTTGCGAAATATCAAAAGAGGGATTCATCGAAAAATATTTTTCTCGTTCTTTGTCATTTAGAAGCAAAACTTTTGCCAATTGAAAAATACGACTCCGATAAAATTTTTTGTCTTCTTTTAAATTAGCAACACATTCATCATGTTTTGAAATAATGTAATTTTCGTATAAATCACGATTCATCATATAGCGTAATGTTAAATGATTAATATGTTTGTCTTCGTTGTCTTCACATTTGTCTTTGTTTTCATGTTTTTCCTCACATGTTTCATTCATTATTTCAGTTTTAATCACTTTTATATTTTCCATATTATTTAAAAGTATTTAAAATTTAATATTAACGTTATAAATTATGGAAGATTTAAATGACGTTTTTTGGAATACCGTAAATCGATATTATTCTTTAAAAGAAGAAGATGACAAAAAAGACAATTCTAAGTGCGTTATTTGTTATCAAAATGGTAGTTCGGTATTTTCAGTGGTTGCAGACGAAAATCGTAAATTAATAGCTACTTGTAAAAATAAAAATCCATGTAATATAGAAATTATTATACCACCATTTAAGTTATTAACAAAAGAATTAAGTGTTCAAACTCAAAAAATAGAAACATTGCAAAATAAAATTATTAAAATTAAAAACGAGTTTATTTTTGGGTTTACAACAGAACAACAAACAGTTGAAACATTCCAACAATTAAAAACAAACTTGAATGAGGCTATCACAAAATCAGAACAATTATTTGAACTATTGGTGAGTATAAAACCGGATGAAACAAAAATAAATGAATATAAAAAAGAACGAAATAAACTCATTGCATTGTATAAATCATCTATTACAGAGTATAAAAGCACTAAAAGCACGATTACACTCGAACGAGCAATTGCCATTTATAAAGATATATTGAGTAAAAACGAAGAAATCATGAATTCAACCTATATATATAATAATGTGGAACAAGAAAATGGTCAATATAAATTGATACAAAAAGAATTGCCGATTGATTTTATAGAAATTGTTGAAGGAGAACTTGTAAAAAATATAGAAATGAATAAATATATTCAAGTTGATACGACACGTAAAAAACCAGTTTTGGACAAAAGTTTACTTGTAGAAGTGGAGGAACAGGAAGAAGAGGAAGGAGAAACTCCGAAAATTAAAATAAAAATTATTCCAGAAACAGATATTTTGGAAAGAGAATTGGAAAAAGCAAATGATTTAATAGAAAGTAATCCCAAAATATCTGCAAAAAAGATTTTGGAAACATATGTAACAAACTTTTTCTTTAAAAAGGAAGAAGGTAAATGTTTGAGTAATTTTTGGGAATGCGATATTATTGTGGATGACCGCGAGTATCCTAGTGGCGAATGTTGTTTCCATGGAGAAAAGTTTTATAGATTAGGCATGATAAGTAAAGGCAAACGTAAAGAAGAGTTGATAAAATACTCGAAAAAGTTTTTGAAGGGAACATGCAAAGAAAAGGGCGATGCTGTCAAAAAACAAGGAAGAGGGTTTATTTTAACCCCGGAAGAATTGGAATTGTGGACACCAATAAGCATAGATGTACAAAAAGAAATATGTAAATACAAATATGAAAATTATGAAGAAGTGCAAGATTTTTTATGCAAAACGACTACTATTTTAATTCATCCTGCATTGCGTTGTAATGAAGAACAAACAAAAACAAAAATGTGGGAAGGAAAATCTGTAGTTGTTGATGACAAGCTTATGGTGCTCGGCAAAAATATGTTGGGAAATTTATGGATGGAACAAAGACTAGAATGTCCATAGAGAACCCAAATATTAATTATTTAAAATATAAATTCCCGCAATAAAATTAATTAAAGATGAAAGAATAAATTCATGATAATGTGGCATTTCATATACAGTTGTGTAACCATGCATTTTAACATAATCATTATTATTGCTTAACTCAACGACTCTTTTAATTCCAATCATATTTGCAAACGCATACAAAATAAAATACCATCCTGAAATTTTTACCTTTTTAAATAATACCAAGTAAATTAAATAAATTTGTAAAAAAACACGTGTATAAGCACCTATACCGTTAAATGTGGGCATATTATATAAATTTATTTTAATCACTAATATTTCTAGAATATATGTTTGGAAAAATTTCGTTCAAAGTATTTTTTGTTTCGTTTCTTATAGGATTATTTTTTTTATACGTAGTGGGACAAGAAAATAAAATAGTTTATGTTTACCCAACTTTAACAAACTCTTCCAATGTATTATTCAAGGATAAATCTGGTCAATATTTCCGTTTTAAATCAAAAGAAGTTGAATGTCCGAGTGACACAAGCACGATAAAACAAATACCTATACAATAAAACATTTGTAAAATATATGAACCTCTCTAAATTTATTCATACAACAACAGGCGGATATCTTTCTTCCGTTATTTTAGGAATTGGTCTATCGTGTTTATTTAGGAAATTGTGTAAAAATGGGGAATGTGTTATTTATAGAGCTCCCCCACCGAATGATATTATAGGAAATATTTTTGAATATAATGACAAATGTTATATTTTTGAAGCATTTCCAACCACATTTGATAAAAAAAAACAGGTTGTCGAATTTGCGTAATTAAGGTAAAAACTAATTTTTATAACTGTATATGAGCACTTCATTAGAAGAACTTGCAAATGTCCAAAATACATCTTCCCAACAATCACAACTAACACCATCTATTGTGAATCAATTATTAAATGATATTAACGAAGCATCGATGAAAGGAGATACACAACTTCTTCCAAGAGATATTCCAATACAAAATGAAATAGATGTCGAAAGCAAACCGAATTATATTCCACCGCACGGAGAAAAGTATATCAAAGAAAATGAAACTTATAAAAAAGATGAAAGCATGGATAAAATTTACGATGAGATACAACTTCCAATTCTGCTTTCTATCATCTATTTTTTATTTCAGTTGCCAGTTTTTAGAAGATTCATGTTTAATATTTTTCCATTCATGTTTTCAAGTGATGGAAATTCAAACATTCAAGGTTATTTTGGGTTTAGCATCATGTTTGGATTGTTTTATTATGTTATTAACAAAATAATAATTGCAGTCAATTTTTAATATTTAAAAATACTCAGCAAATTGTTTTTGCGGGTTTGTTTGGCTGAATTCGGTTTCTTTGATTTGGCCTTCTTTGATTTGGCTTTCTCTGATTTGGCTTTCTTTGAATTATTTTTCTCGGCTGGGTTATAACGAAAAAATACTTCTATAAAATTTTTATTGTTTTTATCATTTTTATACTTTTTAAAAAGCTTATCTTTTTCCATAAATATATCTCTTTGTGTTTTTTGTGTTCCAATACAAGTTAATGTGAAACGTTTTATTTTCCCAGTATCTTGTATTTTAATCAACTGTTGGCACATACAAATAATACGCTTAGGGTCGTATTGTTTTTGATTTATGTATAAAAACATGAAATAAAAACTTAACATGGTATCTATTGTAGCAATATTTATTTTGGTGCCATTTTTTATAATAGTGTTGTAATTATAGCAAGCAACAGGTTCATAAATAAACGCAACATGCATTCCATCTACATTTATTTGATAACTTTTTCCAACATATCCTTCAATTTCTTCATTTATCACGATAGTTGCATGTATATTTGACTTTTTTAATTGAACAACACATTCTTTAGCCACATTTTTTGCACGAGTACTTATCACATCAAAAAATGGTTGAGTGTTTGAAAATAATTCCGAATAAATTGAAAGTGCATATCCTCCAAAAAATACAACACCTTCTTTCAATAATGTTTTTAACAGAAGATTAAATACATTTGAATTTTGTATTAATGGTGCTGAACAATTTTCTTTGATGGGATAATTTTTATTTAACAGTTCTAAACGCTTGAAAACTTTTTCCCATCTTGATACATCACCATCTGGTCTGGATAATTCCACGTACATGGCCATTCTTAAAAAATTGGGCGGTGCGTAAAGAATACCATCTTTTTTAATACATTCTTTTACGATAACATTAAAAAATTTCGATTCAATAAAAGTTATATCTGCTACAGGAATAAAATCAACAAATACTTTATATGTTCCAACATGAAGACCAGATTTTGATTCTACATTTTTAAATCCTTGTTTATAATAAATATTACAAAGTTTTATAGCATCGTCCATAGGTGTTTTAGAAAAAAAGTCATAATCTGGAATTTCATAAGATTCGTAAAATTGGTCTTTTAATGGTAAAATATTATTTATAGCAGTTCCACCATAACAAATGCATCGGTTCTTTTTGATAAAGGATTTTACTATTTCAAACATTTTTTTAATGCCATCTGTATTCAATAATTTTATTTTATTTTTTTTTTCTGCTTCTTCGACAGCTGATTTTAACAGTTCAATTTGATTCATATAATATAATAATATTATTTACAACCAGTACCAAAACTAGATACTACCTTATCACCTATTTTTATTTCATTACATTTATTTGGGTTTGATTCTTCGCCCGGTACAGTAACTTTTAAATCGTATTTTTTTGGTAATAATTCTTCGTTTTTCATGATAAACGCATACTTGTATTTATCAAAAAATGATTGATAAGCTTGTAGATTGCTATCATTATATTGATAAGACATTCCTATAAATTGTACACCCAATTTGAAACAAACAGAAGATTCCGGGTTTATCGGACTTCCATTCTCAATATCCGGAGAAACAAAAATGGCCTTTTCCTTTGTATATATAATTGTTTCATCTTTATAATTGGATTTAATTATAGAAAAAGGTACATATTTAAAATTTGAAGTTGTTGGTCCGGTAATAATATTTACAAACTCGTCTAAATCAGAATTTTGCAGAAGTGTGTTGGGCGAATTTACCATGATAATTATTTTTCCCATCAATTCTTTCAGAGGAACAGTCCCACAAAAGTTTTCGATATTTCCATAATTATATTTATCTTCCAGCAAGTATTGATTTATATATTCTTTAAAAATACCCGCAAGATTATTATATACTTTTATATTGTTCGTATTCATGCGAAGACTAATAAATACTGGGTCTAAATAATTGGAACAATATAAACTATTAAATGCTTGATTTATTATTTTTTCAAAAGCATCAGAGAATAGAACATAATTTAACGTTTCTTTCACCCAATAATTATTTGTTGTGGATGTTGATATAATAGGAATATCATCAATATTAAAAATTTCAAAATCAAAACAACGAACACCCTGCGTGATAATTTTTTCAAGAATACATACATTGACATAATCATTCACATAACTTCCTTCGCTACAACAATTATACGCAGTTTTAATATAATAAAAATTTACAGGATAATCTGTTGGATTGACGGAAGAAAGATTTGCTGGTACCAGAGTTGATATTTTTTTACAACCGTATTCTTCCTTTTTGTTCAACATCCAATTTATATATAAACTAATAAAAACAATTGCAAAAATACTTAGAAGGACAAAAAATATTGTTAACACTGTTATCCCTTGCCTATTAAAATTTTTAGAAACATTGTTTATAGTATTTGAAACCAAATTATTTATTTTTGACATGTATTTTTCTTCCATAATTTTAATTAATATTTAATTATTTAAATATTATATTAATTACAATAATATGCCAGGGGGTCTTTTAAATTTAGTTTCTGAAGGGAACAATAATATTATATTAAATGGAAATCCAACCAAGACATTTTTCAAGACAACTTATAGCAAATACACCAATTTTGGGTTGCAAAAATTTAGAATAGATTATGAAGGTTCTACCACACTAAAATTACAAGAAGAATCGGTATTTACATTTAATGTTCCGCGTTATGCCGACCTTTTAATGGATACTTATTTGTCAGTGACTTTGCCAAATATATGGAGTCCCATTATGCCTCCACGCGAATCTATTTCGGCAGTTGAAAACGACAATCTCGCAAATACACAACGATGGGCGCCATACGAGTTTCGATGGATTGAAAATATAGGTGCTAAAATGATTTCAAAAATAAGCATTACTTGTGGTGGACAATTATTACAAGAATATACAGGAAATTATCTCTTGTCTATGGCTCAGCGCGATTTTTCTTCCACCAAGTATAAACTCTTTAGCGAGATGATTGGAAATATTCCCGAATTAACCGACCCTGCAAATGCGGGTGCTCGCGTTAATTCTTATCCGAATTCTTATTACACAAAAGACCCAGTTGGAACATATCCTTCTATTGTTGGAAAAACGTTATACATACCACTAAATGCATGGTTTTGTTTAACTCCGCAAAATGCGTTTCCTCTCGCTTCTCTTCAATACAATATTTTAACCATTACGATAACATTTCAACCCATTTGCAAATTATTTCAAATTAGAGATGTGTATGATGCCTATAACAATTTTCCATATATTTCACCCAATTTTAATTTGTTTTATTCTCAAATGCATCGTTTTTTACAACCACCCCCTGATGCCATTTTAGGATTAGAATCTTACAAAGATAGAAGAGCATTATGGAATGCGGATATTAATTTAATTTCTACCTATTGTTTTTTATCGGAACAAGAACAGCGGACATTTGCAACAAAAGAACAAACATATATTGTAAAACAAGTGATAGAAACTCCTTTTTACAATGTTACTGGACCAAATCGCGTTGAACTATATTCTTTGGGGTTGGTAACTAGTTGGATGTTTTATTTTCAACGGAGTGACGTCAATCTAAGAAATGAATGGAGTAATTATACAAACTGGCCATATACTTATCTTCCATACGATATTATCAATGCCCCTGATGAAGGAAATGTTCTTGTGTATAGACAAAATGTTTCGGACCCTCCCATAGATATTCCTTATTATATTGGTCCGGGTGTGGAACAAAATGGAAAACAAACGGGATTTATGATTACAAATGTTTATAGAGCACAAAACATAAAAGATATCATGATAAATTTAGCTATTTTATTTGATGGTTCTTATCGAGAAAATACACTGCCTTCAGGAGTGTATGATTATATAGAAAAATATAATGCTTCCAAAGGTAATGCTCCGTCCGGATTATTTTGTTATAATTTTTGTTTAAATACAAATCCTTATACATCTCAAATGTCGGGTGCTGTAAATATGAGCGCATTTAGTAAGATTGAACTTGAATTTACTACAATTATACCACCTCTTGACCCATTAGCGCAATTATTAACCATTTGCGACCCTTCAACTGGCGAATTAATTGGAATAAATAAACCATCATGGAGAATTTATGAATATAATTATAATTTGACCCTTATGGAAGAAAGAATAAATGTCCTAACATTTATGAGTGGTAATTGTGGAATGGCGTATGCGAATTAACAGTGTATATTTTTTATTCATATAAACTATGATACATCAGTTTTTCGATTATGAAACAGTAAAAGAAGGATTTGAATCTGAAGAGACACCTGAAGCAATTGAAACTGGGGCAACTGGGGCAACTGGGGCAACTGGTGCAACTGGTGCAACTGATAGTTCAGATACAAAATTATTAAAAGATGTCGGACTTTTAGTTGTATTTTATATTTTGTTTGTGTTTATTTTTATGATTAGTGGAACTATCGTTTTCAAATATATCATAATGACAAGACTGGGTGAAAGTATTGTTGGATGCATTCCTGGTTTTCCTGATAATCTATCTTATCGTAAAAATAACAATGAATTTTATGATAAATTTTTTTCAGATGATAAAGAAATATTATTAGACAAAGAATATCCCTGTAATTATTTTACATATACACACAAAGATGAAAATATCGAAAAAAAAGTATATTTGCCTATAAATTTTTCATACAATCCTTATTATAATGACTGGTTATATAGATATGATTTTAATACTGGAATTCCCGGAACCAATTATTCATTAGATGCAGATATGAATAAAGGTTTTGGAGTTGGTGAGATTGACCCAAACATATTAAGTAATACTTTTCCTATTAATTGGTTTTGGGCAACCTTTACAAGCATTTTTATTGGAATGAATAATATTTTTACCAATGGTGTAGCTCCGTCTATTGCTGTAATATTTATATTGTTATTAGCATTAAGTAACACTATTAGCATGGTAACAACAACAATTGACCAAAATATTTATCCTTCTGCATATTCTATTTTAGCAAGCATTTTTCAGTCTATTAGTATTTTAATTTATGTTCCTATATTTGTTTTATCATTTGCTAGTTTGTTTTGGAGTGTTAATCTAATAAATTCTTATGAAGAGGATAAACAAATGCATTTGCGATTTTTAAATTACGTGTTTTTTCAAAATTTTTGGTTTAATTTAGTAGCTAAAGCAGGTGCAATATGTGCAGTATTTGCATGTCTTTTTGCATGGTTATGGATAAATGTTTTTCTCATCTTTGGCCAATTTTTACCGATTTTTATGACGGCCATGTTTTTTATTTGCTTATTCAGTAGAACATATGGAAATTATACATATAACAACGAAACAAAGAAGTTGGATTTTTACAATATACTCACTGAAGTATTTCCTATTTATTGTTGTACAAATATGTGGATTATTTTTTTTATGCTTTTTGCGTTTGTTTTATTGGCTAGTGCAATAAATCCTACTATTGGCGCAGTAACGTTTGTTTGTATGTTTTTTGGGATTTTAATCTTTTATACATCTATAAAAAATATGATAAAAAATATTTTGGCAAGATTAACGCCTCGTCTAGCTACTCCATCAGCACCACCTTTAGAAATGGATATACCAAAAAATGAATCAAAATACCAAAACTCGAATAAATTACCACCCGTTGATTTTTCAGAAACACCATCTACCCCACCTTTAGAAGAGGATTTAAGCATACCAAAAAATTACGAAGTCAATGAAAACCGAGAAGACCTTGATAGAGAAATGATGTCCAAAAAAATTTATGAACAACAACAAGAGGCTTTAAACAACGCAAACCAAGCCGCAAAAGAAGCAAAAGAAGAGGTCGGTGTAGCAAAAGAAGAGGTCGATGTAGCAAAAAAAGAGGACCAAGCCGCAAAAGAAGAGGTTAAGGCAGCAAAAGAAGAGGACAAGGCAGCAAAAGAAGAGGAGCAAAGGGCGAAATAAAGTAATTCATTTTATAAAATAAAATAAAAAGACTACATAATAAAATCATGATTTCATTATGTACACCTACACATAACAGACGAATGTTTATAAATACAATGATTAAATGTATAATGAACCAAACATATAAAGGACCCATGGAGTGGATTATTGTTGATGATGGGGACGATAAAATTCAAGATTTGGTGCAAGATATACCATTTGTACGTTATTACGCCGTTGAAAAAATGACGATTGGTGAAAAAAGGAATTTGATTCATAAATACACAAAAGGAGATGTATTAATTTATATTGACGATGATGATTATTATCCACCACAGCGAATTGAACACGTCTTGGAATCATTGCATTCTTCTTTAATCTGTGGCTCAAGTATCATGTATATATATTTTTCTAATTTGAAAAAAATATACAAATTTGGACCATATGGACCAAATCATGCCACAGCTGCAACTTTTGGTTTCAAACGCAAATTATTAAATCAAACTGCTTATAATAATGATAAAAAGGGCGAAGAAAAGTTTTTTTTAAAAAAATGGACTATTCCTTTACAACAATTGGACCCCAAAAAAACAATTTTGGTTATCGCACATAATACGAATACAGTAGATAAAAATCAATTACTAGATAAAAATGTGGAGGAAACAACCTTTTGTCTGGAGGACTTTGTTGAAGACCCGCAATTAATAACCTTTTATCGTAACTTGTAAAAACAATATAAAGAATATACACATGTATATATAAGAACGTGTTCAATGGATTACTCGAAGAAAGACGACAGATTTTTACCAATTCCGGAAAATGAAGAACGAGAGATTGAAAATGTTGTAAAGGATATTAATCCTCGGAAACATGTTCTCAAGCGAAAAATTGATGGAGTCAAGGTTAATATTACTGTCTTTGAAACAAACTTTAGCAATACTCACGCGATGAATGCAATAACAAATCTTCCTTACAACGTAAAATTTGGGTCAAAAGAAGAAGACTCACTCTTTAGCGTAATCATTGCTACAGGCGAAACTGGACAAACTCCGCTTATTCTTTTTTACGATTCACCAGAACAATATGAACGCCATTTTTGTGTAGATTTGTCACCCAAAACAAAGCAACGTTGGCACAAGAAATTAACAAAGTATCGTATCCATTCGATGTCATCACCATAAAAGCTGGTCTGCCAACCAACCATTTGACCATTTTTTACCACGGTCTTTCTTGTGACGATTTCTATATAATTTTCTACGTTTTTTTGCATATGTCATGCCACATTTTTCTATATATGTTGGAAAATCATTCATTCCATAGGCACCCACTGAACCAATTACTTTATTATCTTTATAGACATCAATTTTTTTATTTTTTCGTGTGGAAGGTTTTACCTTAACGCCTATTTTTTTTGCCTTATTATATGTATAACGCGTTATTTTATACATATAATATACATTCAAAAACTTATCTTTTACGAGACCCCCTGCGCTTCTTTGATTTTGGAGCACTCGCCGATTTTCCTTTTAATTTTGCTGCATCTATCATGGCTTGTTTATATTGATAATTTTTGTCTTTGGCTCTTCCTTCTTTGAATGTTTTTTTTACCAAATCTATCCAACTCGACATATTTTAGAATGAGAAATTAATATATGTTAAATTTATGTACTCTAAAAAACCAAATGGCGAAAAGTTTATTCAAATGTTAATTAAACTTAATCATAAATTATTTTCCGAATTTAAATATGATTATCATATTCCTGACGGAACTGTTATCAAGTTTGAGCCAAATGATTTAACAAACTTTGAAGTAATTCTTCCTAAATCATTGAATATCCTCCCCAGTTAATAATTTATCTAAAAATTTAAACATGCGATTTATATTTAAAGTTGTCACTTCATATTGTTCTAATTTTGACAAATCATTCGATTTATTTTCCAAAAAATAATAAAACAAATCATTTTTATCAATCAACATATTTTGACACAAATCTTTTAAAAAAACATAATTGTTATATTCAGTTGAATACTTTGTCAATACTTTTGTAAATCTTGATTCACTTAAATGATACTTGAAGGAAGGATTTAATTGAATATATGATTTATAAAAATTCATATTTTTTACTACCTTTATTAAAAACGTCAAATCATTTAATTGCCATATTTGTTTTTGAAAAATAAATTTATCAATATAATCCGCAAAACAAATATTTTGTAAAAAATAAATATACAATTCAATTCGTTTATTCGAAGGAATCTTTGAAAATACATCAATAATGTTTTCGTGCCAAATCAAACCTATTATATTTTTATCCAAATCGTTTAACGAGTAATTTTCATTACTCATATTTATAATATTTTTTGTGAAAATTTTATTTTCGTTGCTTGAATAATTGTTTCTAGTGATATTCAAAAACTCGAGATTTATCATGGATTTATTTTTATTATATATATTGAACAAACTCTCTAATTTCCAAATATTTAAATCAATATAATTTAAAATATCCTCGTGATATTCTTTTTTATCTGGCATAAGTAATTTGATTATCTTGAGCATTTGCATTTTTGTTGGACAATTTAATTTAAATTGGATGCAACTGTTTGCCAATTCCTTCATTTTTTTATCTTGCATAGATGTTCCAATACAAATAATTTGATTTGCGGACGATTCTTCTGTCTGTTGTTTTTTTGTTTTTTTTAAACGCACAACTTTTGTTAAAGTTGAAATTCCGTTTTTATCTCCAGAACTCATATGGTCAACATCATCAATAACAATAATAATTTTTTTTTGAATTTTATGAAATAGCTGAATTACATTTTGATTTCCATTAAAACCGGATGTTATCTCCGTTTTATTACGAGTATTTATATTATTATAGTATAAAATATCATAATTTAATTCTTTGATTATATTTTTTACTAAAAAAGTTTTACCTATGCCATTTTCTCCATAAATAAAAATATTTTTTTTAATGTTTTCGAAAGATTTGTGTGCAATAATTTTTTCTTTTATCTCGCGAACAATCTTTTTTCTCTCTAATATTTCATTAATCTCGTTGTAATACAATTCCATATATTAAATAATATTAGTTTTTAACTTATTTAACATGGGTCATTTGCTCCAACGCCATAAGTAATCCCATCCCATATAATTTGTTGTTTTCTAATCGCATTAATGTTATCACAATTAGATATATCAAACATTTGTGATGTAATCAATGGATTACTACCATATTTCATTTTATGAATATTATAACATGTTCCATCTTCTTTTTTAACCCAAAAATCTGGACAGTTGGAAGGAGGAAGACGCCATTCTTTTCCTGAATATGAAATAACGAGAAATATAAATGTAATTATCATTATTATTAAATAAATGACTAAAAATACATTAAAAAATTGTTTAATATTCATTTAATATAACAAAATATTAAACTGTATAACACGGGTCATGTTCTCCATACCCATAAGAAATACCGTCCCAAAGCGCACCTTTACAAGAAGAACCATTTACTGGTTCACCATTTGTCCAATTAAATTTTTCACAATCTGTAAAATTTTTAAAATCTATGGTAGAAGAACTACCATCACAAGTACCAGTACACAATCCATTATTAATGGTCCAATTATCTGGACATGGTTGAGAAATAGGTGGCCATGGTTGGTCCTTCTTTAATTGAAGAAATGACCATATTAGCATAGAAAAACAAATAATAGTAATTATTACTGTAATTATAACGATAATTTTTTGTGCTTTTCCTAACATTATTTTATAAATATAAAATAAATGAATGTACCCGATATACAAGATTTATTTAAAATGTATGATAAAATACCAGTGAATCAAATTACAACCATTAGAAATCCACTAAATGGAACATGGTCAAATACACAATTGTCCGATTTATTTTTTTCCAAAGAAAATATAGTAATTATTCAGAATGGTATTCGCGCAGGTGTCTATAATATGTCAGATGGTAAATATGTGATTGATGCTCAAGATAACGAACAGCTTTTGATAATCATGAAAGGAATGTTTCTAGAATATTCAAAAAATATGCCAACAAATATCACGGAACAAATTGATATACTTAATAATAAAGTTATTGCTTATTGTACAAATCAAGTGTATCAAGAAGCCAAAGGTTATTTGACATATTTGAAAGATTCGTCTACCCTCATTACTCCATTGGATTATCCAAGTATGCCTTATACTCGCACAAAAGAACTCGAACTCAAACATTTTTTTTAAGTATTCCTAAAATTTAAAATGGGACGTATAAAACCCGACACTAAAAATGTTAATCTATTTAAGTAGATTAAATGGGTCGCCCACCAATGACTTTGCACCATGGTCTGTATTTTTATCTGTTACAATATTTTCACCCTCAAATAAAGTAGCGCGGATATCTTCCACGGTAACATTCTCTCCCAATTCTTTTTCTTGAGTATTCATATTTTTAATACCCACTAAATTGCCATTCTCGTCTAATGTCTGTGTTAATTTATTACCAGTCAATTCTGCCTTTTTCTTATTATCTTCCATTGCCTTCTGTTTTGTCTCTTTGATTCGTTGTTCAAAAGATGATTTTGCAAAAGATTCGTTTTTGTTCTTTTCGTTCATCAATTGATTCAATTCTTCTTCTAAATATTCAACCTTACCAGTCTTGTATGCATCAGGGTCCCATGGCATCCATACACCTACTGGTCCTACTAATATGTCATGATTTGGGTCAACCTCGCGTAACAATTTACAACGTAACTCGGCCTCTTCTTGGCTCGAATAAGAACCACGAACCTTTAATCCTCTGGTAGAAGTTTGAAACTGGTGTTGTTTATTAAAAGCCAGCTCTAATTCTTCTTCGCATTTATCAACAAAGGTTTTGTAATCATTTTCAAAAGAACTGTCCTTGATAAGATTTTCTTTTTCATCAGTAATAAACTCATTAAAGTCGTTTGTTAAATCGTCGAATGTTAAATTATATTTATACGAAATAAAATTAAGGAATTGAACAAACTTTTCCATTGATTTATTAAAATCCCACCTTTTCAAGAATTCTTGGAAGAAAAATGCCTCCTTTTGCTTTAAGATTTTTTCTGGAGAAATAAAAGAAACACATACAAATTTTTGACCACTAATAGGTTTATCTTCTTCCAACAAATCTACATAGGTAGGACTACCCTTTTTACAGATATTCTCATATTTTGCCATTAAAAAGAATAAATTAAAAGGTTTAAGTTGATATTTTTTATATATTTTTTATTTTATTAATATATGAATTACAATGTTCAAGAAATAGTACGCCGAATTGTAAAATACTTAGTGGAGGGGTTAATCGTAGCTATAGCAGCATATGCTATTCCAAAAAAGAGTATGAATATTGAGGAAATTACATTGCTTGCGTTAGTTGCAGCCGCCACCTTTAGTATTTTGGATACATATATTCCAAGTATAGGGTCTAGTGCAAGGACTGGTGCAGGTTTTGGTATTGGTGCCAACATGGTTGGATTTCCAGGTGGGCTTTAACTTATGAGCTCACGGTTGAATTCAACAAATCGTAGGTTTAAAATCCCAATTCAATACACCACACATTTTTTTCCAAATATCGTCTTGTTCAATCAATTTTTCGCGGTCTTTTAACATTGGTATTTCATTTAAATAGGTTGTTTCACCCAACAATTCGCACAATTTAAATAAAATATAATAATAATTTAAAAAATTCACACGATAATCAGGGCAAAACTTTGCATAAGGCGCCTGTAATTCCATAAAAAGATTGCACAATAATTCTTCCATCTCCGGATTAATCACTAAAGGAGGTATTCCCAGCTTATTTTTAATAAAGGCAATGTGTTCATAATATTTATTGTATCTTAATTTTTTTAAAATTTCCTTTGTTTTGTTATAGGTCATTTGTTCCAACGTAATTCTTTCTCGTTTAATTTGAAGACGAATGTTATCAATGATTTCATCCGAAATGTATGTTGTTTCCTTACCTTGAAACTGTGCCAATATTTCTTTAAAATGATTGATTTTTTTGTAGGCATAAAATGAAATTTCTTTAGGAGGTTCCTTATAAGAAGGTTTTTCGTTTTCTACTAAAAATGGCGTGTTTTTAAAACAGTGGTTGCACATCATTAATCCTTCATCTTCTATAGGAATTATCTCCCCTTTTAAACAATAGACACAGACATCTTTTTGAAAATTATATATATCTGAATCAATGCCAATATTTTGCAAATATTTTTGTATAATATTATTTTTAATTTCAGGTTTTGTATCTTTTAATTTAAAAAAAGCATTTAATGCATTATTCGTTGATATTTTTTCATTAATATTTTGTTTGGTTTCAAAATATTCAAAAATATATTTCGAGTTTTTTAAAAGGTAGTCATTTTTTTTCTTTTTAATATTTTTAATTTTTTGTATTATTAAATCTATCTCATCCTGTATATCTTTTTCCTTTGGAAACTTTTCCTGTTTTTTTTGCAAATTTAAAATTTTTGTTTTTAATCGTGGAATTATTTCTTTTTCATTTTTTTCAAATTCTTCCAAAAATTCATTGTGCTTTCCATCAATCGTTATTTGGTCATTTTTAAATATTTTTATTTTTTTTTCCGATTTAGGTTTAAAATTATTCATAAATTGTAGCCATTCATATATTTATATTAATATAAGTAATATATAAAAATAATATTTCTAAAGTGTTTTTATGGATTTACAAATAATATTGACATGTAATGATAAAAGTCAAAAATTAAAATTAAACAACATTCAAATACAAAAAATGTTATTCATTTATAACGCTCTTGAAAACGGTTGGAAGGTTGAAAAAGAAGAAGATACGTTTTTTTTCAAAAAACCGCACGATGATAAAAAAAAATATTTTACAGATGAATACTTGAAAGAGTTTATTCAAAAACAACTTTCTTTCTTGAAATAATTAAATTAAAATTCAAAAAATTTTTTTCTTTAGGGATAATATAAAATGGGTGGAGGTTTAATGCAATTGGTCGCTTACGGAGCACAAGACGTTTATTTAACAGGAAATCCACAGATTACATTCTGGAAAGTAACCTATAGACGTTACACTAATTTTGCAATTGAGTCCATTGAACAAACATTTAATGGACAAGCTGATTTTGGAAGACGTGTTCAATGCACCATCAGTAGAAATGGTGACCTGGCGTACAGAACTTATTTGCAAGTTACTTTGCCAGAGATTAATCAATTGATGGGTACCGGCTACAGTCCAAATGGTGTATCCACTGTTTATGCCAGATGGTTGGATTACCCTGGAGAACAACTCATTGCGCAAGTAGAAGTAGATATAGGTGGTCAGAGAATCGACAAGCAGTATGGTGATTGGATGCACATTTGGAATCAACTTACCATGACTAGCGAACAAACCCCTGGTTATTTTAAAATGATTGGTAACATTACTCAGCTCACATTTATTACAGACCCTTCTTTCGCAGAAGTCGATGGTCCTTGCGACTCTCTTGCACCAAGACAAGTTTGCGCACCCAGAAATGCTCTTCCTGAATACACTCTTTACATTCCTCTACAATTTTGGTTTTGCACCAATCCTGGTCTAGCACTACCTCTCATTGCTCTACAATATCACGAAATAAAGATAACCCTAGATATCCGTCCTATTGATGAGTGTTTGTGGGCAGTTACTACTCTTAACTGCAATGCAAATAGTTTTAGCGGTCAAACAACTGCTGCTGCTGCAAGCAATAACTTTCCAAATCAAGCAAATGGTCAGTATGCTCCAGGTCGCCCAGTTCCTGCTGCCATTGCTTATAATCAATCATTGGTGGCTGCCTCTATCTATGTCGATTATGTATTCTTGGATACTGAAGAACGAAGACGTATGGCACAGAACCCTCACGAATATTTGATTACTCAGCTACAATTTACTGGAGATGAATCCGTTGGTTCTTCCTCCAACAAGATTAAGCTGAACTTTAACCATCCTGTCAAGGAATTGATTTGGGTTGTTCAGCCTGACCAGAATGTAGATTATTGTTCTTCGCTCGTTTGTGATGCTCTTCTCTACAAAGTGTTGGGCGCCCAACCATTCAACTATACTGACGCCATTGATGCCCTACCAAACGCAATTCATGCTTTTGGTGGCCCAGCCGAAATTTCTGGAGAGTATGGGTTTATTGATGCACGTGGAATGTTTGATGATGCTGGTGCGGTCGATGTTGATGCAACCACTACTGGTTACTGGCATGGTCCAACAAATCCATACAGTCAGCCAAACTTGGGCTTTGACCCATCCCAGACACTGACTCAACCTACCCAAGAGATTAACAACATTTTGGGCAATTTGGATCCATTTACCAATGTTCCAATTGACAATGTTGGTCGAAACCAAAACTCGGGTGTTTCTGATGCAGGTACATTTGTTCTTTGCGAAACATCTCTTACTCTACACTGTTGGGGTCTTAACCCAGTTGTCACTGGCAAGCTACAGCTCAACGGTCAAGATAGATTTTCAGAGCGCGAAGGTTCCTACTTTTCATGGGTTCAGCCATACCAATGTCATACTCGCACTCCAGATGAAGGAATTAACGTATATTCTTTTGCTCTTCGCCCAGAGGAGCACCAACCTTCTGGTACTTGCAACTTTTCACGTATTGATAACGCAACTCTTCAGTTGGTCCTTTCAAATGCTACTGTGGAAGGAACTAAAACCGCCAAGGTTCGGGTTTATGCTACCAACTACAACATTCTTCGTATCATGAGTGGCATGGGTGGTCTAGCTTACAGTAATTAAATGTGTTTTTGTAAAAAATTGATTTTTTTTAAATCATTTGGTTTAAAAAAAATGTTTCGCGCAACTATTAAAATTGCTTTTGGGTTTTTCACGACTTCTAAAAATTTTGATTTGAATCTGACAACGAGAGAAGTTATCGAGGAATTGCAACTTCTTGTTAAAAACAATTTTAATGTGGAAGATGACGCGGCGATTCAAATTGTTAAAAGCGACGATATGCCATATGCAGAATTGAATCCGGAATTATCGGATAATACTTTGTTAAGAAGAGAAAACGAAATATTCTTTTACGCGAGAATTATCAGGAGATTTAACAATATTGAATATATCAAGACAGACATTGGCAGAAATGGAGAACAACGTGTATGCTATATGAAAAAAGAGGATTTGGAAATGAGACGAGATGCGCGACGCTATACAGAAGCAGAAATTTTACCACAAACTTTTACGGTCTCACAACCAGCAACTTTGAACACACAAGAAACACAATCGTCACAATTATGTGTTATATGCCAAGAAAATGATGTACTCAATGAACAAAGATTCATGTGTACTCATCTATTTTGTGGAGGATGTCTTTCAGAGTGGAGAGTTTCTTCCCCACAATTTAATTGTCCTTTGTGTAGGTCTTGAAATCTTCAATTATATTTAAAAGTGTTTAATTTTTCACAAATCTCTTTATCAGCAACAATTTCAAGTAATAAATTTTCAAATAAAATTAATATTTTCGTTTTATCGCCAAATGAGCTCGAAAGAAGCTGGCAATTTTTAAAAATTCCTAGTTTTTCAACGGTTAAATCATCTCTAATCTTTTGTCGTTCTTTCATGACCCAATACCAATGACAAGTATCAGAATCATTATCAGAATCGTTATCAGAATCATGTTTCCTTTTTAATTGGACATCTTTACCATTTTCTTTATACATTAATATATCAAAATATGTTGCTTTTTTTAATGTGTCAATTAAATATTTTTTTTCATCTTGCTCGCAAAATTCAGACATTTTTCTTTCTACAAACTTTGTTTTTAATTCAATTAAATTGAATTTAAATTGATACAACAGCTAAAAGAAAAATGGAGGTTTTCAGATTGACAACAGTGATTGGAAAAAAGTACAAGCATGCAGAATATACGCAAAGGATGGGAATGTATCCCAACGAAAAATATTATGCAGACAATGTGCGAGACGTAGGAACATTGGTTGAAATAAAGGAAAGTGGCTTTGGTGATGGCGCATGTCGAACCGATGTTTTTGAGAAAGATGGCGAAAGAATCGAAGTTGTCTATAGCTATGAAGGAAGAACGTGTTTTATAGCGATTGAAAATTGACATTTAGAAATATAACGTATATACTATTAATGGAAAAAACAAAGAGTTGTCATGTAGTCTCAAAATCGGGTAAAAAAATATTTGTTACAAGTGAAGAAGGAAAATTTTACCTGCCTCTTTTTAAAGGGTTGGTTTTATATCTTGATGACGAAGAAATTTCAGATTCCATGACAACAAATGAAATATCACGAAAATTTGTTTGGGAACGAATGCAACTAACACCTGAAAGACACAAAGAATTTGTAATAATGTTAAGAGAAAATTCTTTATCAAATATATGCACATGTGGTAAAAAAGAATTAGTTGATGTATTTTATGTAACACATATATTATCATCAACACGTTGTGTGATTGGAAGCTCTTGCATTGAGCACTGGTTTGAAAGTGACCAAGAGTTTAAAAAATTAAATCAAGAAAAGTATGACACAGAGCTTTTAAACTTTAATATTTCGAAAAAAATTATACAATTTGATGCTGAAAATATATCTTATTGTAAAAAATGTTTTACACGTAATGAAATGAAACGTTGTTCTTGTGAAATAAAAGAAGAACGTGCAAGAGAGATAGAATTTAATAAACGAAATGCAGAACTACGTAAACAAGAGGAACAAGAAATTCGCAAAAAAAAACGGGAACAGCGTAGAAAAAATTGTGTTAGTTTTAAAGATATTACATTTAAATTAAAAGATAGAGCAAAAAAATACGCTAGAGAACACGCAATATTTATTGATTGGGACGAGGTTAATAAAACATGGTATGGTGAAAAAGAATATGCTCATTTGTTTGAAATTTATATTGATGGAGATAAAGAACTATTTTATTTTGAAATAGATTGGAAAGAATGTATTTCAGCGTGAATATTTTATAGCGATAGACAAAGAATAAAAAAAATCGACCATGATAAATGGGAA